CCGGGTCGATCTCATTTTTTTTTATCAACCTCTCCCATGAGGGGAATCCCTGTACTAAATCTTCTAATAATATCCCCTTCCTACGATAATGACGTATGTCATCCTGTGACAATGAATCCACAACCGCCTGCAGAGAAAAATACCGATCTTCTTGCATCTCTAATAAGGCGGCTTCATATATTGAACGAATACAATCATATGCATGCCTATTCGACCCATATGTTCCATAAGCGTGACCTATCGCTGACATTATTACATCCTTGGGTCCTCGATTACGACCATCCGAACCAACCATACATTTTACTACTAATTCTTGTGTTGCTCTATACGGTAAGTATCGAGGTTGCCTCTCTCCCTTATGAGGATTCAACACTAATTGATATTTCAAAAACGTCATCATTTTTTTTAAGAACCCTCCCCGGCCATCTGGTGTCGAAAGGAACGAAACATCTTTCACATCCCTCAAATCCGCTCCAAAATACTTCTTCAAAAACAACGCGAAAGACTCTCCTGACATCAACTCAAATACATAAATATTACTAGACCTATTCCAGACATGATCGTCCCCATACACTACTACTAACACCCGTAATAAATACTCCTCTATTTCCCTCTTCTTATTTTCTGGCGCTTGAAATAACATCGTTACTAACCACAAAAAGAAATATAGGAGCATAACCCAACTATCTATATGAGAAGTATTAAAACATCCACTAGGAACACCCCCCGTTTGAAGTGCCCATATTTTTCCTATCATATGAGTTATCCGGCTTATCATATTTTTTGACAGCCACAAAATTAATTGTCGTCTCATCGCATATTGTGCTGTACCTTCTTTTTCCGTATACTGCATATATGAAAAATATTTATCTATCATGTGGACTACTGTCGATTGATCAAAGTTTTTTAAATCTCCTTCAACTAATATTACCTTATACTCATTCGTCTCATCGACCCCGAGAGCCTTTGCTAACTCATCACCACCTCCATATCCCCAGGGACACCCCACACGAATATGTCCTGAACGCCTTTCTATAATATGCCTAAAACCCGAAACTAAACGCTCTCCTAACAAATACGTGGATCCCGGTACGACATAAATTCTTATTTTAGATGTCCAAGCAAACCAATCCTCGTCTTTACTCTGCTTTTCCTCTGAACAGAACATCTCTATTTTCTCCTTTATGTCCCACAAAACCTCCGGTTCCAAATGGGGGGACTCCAAAAAATCCATTAAACTTTTCATATCTGATTGTAAATTCTCAAAATTCTTCCCCTGTGATGAAACCTTAACTCTTTCTCCATGATAATTCAATACTCTATTCTGGACATTTCGTATTCCCCCTGACGACCCCATATACGCAGACTGTATTGAAGACCAAGATAACGGAACTACATATTTACCTCTCTCTCTATCTATACCTAAATTAAAATACATATACTCTAATGCTAAATCTACATTCTTCCACATCTCAGGGAAATCTCTCACGGGTATTCTTACTTCCCTCTGCTGATTCAATACAGCGTTTGCCCATTTTCTCGGATATAAATCTTGAACACTATATATATATTTAGGCCGCCCATTTATCAACCCAAAAGCCATCTTGTAGATCGATCCTTTCTCTACTATAGTCTCTACTAACGTGGGATCTTCTACTTTTTCCATCTCCCATACTCG